TGCCATCACAGGGCTTGGCGACAGCGTGCGCGACAAGGCGCGCCAGACGACCGTAGGGGACGTGGATATCCTCGACAAGTCGCACCTGGACAACCTGTACCGTGGAGGCGGGTACGCAGGACGTATCGTGGACCTCCCGCCGTCGGAGTGCGTGCGGCGCGGCTGGGACGTGGAGTTCGAGGACGACGAGGACAACGAGCTGCAGGAGCTGGTCGCCAACGAGGAGGAGCGGCTGAACGCGCGGGGCGTACTGCGCGAGGCCGACGTGTACTCCAGGCTGTACGGTGGCGGTGGCGTAGTGTTCGGCATGCGTGGCAGTGGGGAGCTGGGCGAGCCAATCAAGCACAGTACGGTGCGCGAGCTGCTGTGGATGCGCGCGCTGGACAGCTATAAGATGGCCGTGAACAGCTACGACGGCGACCACGACAGTGAGCGTTTTGGCAAGGTGCTGGAGTACCAGGCCGACTTCGAGCACGACGACGGGCAGACGGTATCGCTGCCTGTACACGGCGAGCGGGTGCTGCCGTTCGTCGGGCAGAAGCTGCCAGCGGACGTCATCCCGCCTTGCCCTGGCTGGGGGGACAGCAGCCTGCAACGGTGCTGGGAGCAGCTGCGTGCGCATATGGTGGCGGAGCAGAGCCTGGAGATTGCCATAAGCGACTTCAGCGTGTGGTGGCTCAAGACCGATATGGACGAGCTGCTGGGCGGACCGCGCGGGGACCAGGACTTCATCGACCGCATGAACCGGCTGAACCTCGGCAAGTCGGTGGTGAACGCGCTGCTGCTGAACCTGGACGAGGAGACGGGCTATCTAGTGCGCGACCTGTCCAGCCTAGTGGCAGCGGTGGACAAGACGGCTCGCTCGCTCGCAGCTGCTGCGGAGATGCCTGCCACGCTGCTGTTCGGTGACGCGCCTGGAGGGCTCAGCACGGACGACAAGTCAGGCAGGACGTACTGGTACGACAAGATTGCAGCGCGCCAGCGGGACAAGTACGCACCGCTCATCCAGCAGTACGTGGAGCTGATACTGGCAGCCAACGGCAAGGACGTGGAGGCGAAGTTCAAGGTGGTGTTCAAGCCGCTGGCCGAGCCGACGGAGAAAGAACAGGCCGAGACGAACAGCCTGAACGTGCGCACCGACGGCGAGCAAATCAAGTGGGGTCTGCGCAGCGCGACCGAGCTGCGGGAGCGCGACGGCCTGGACGAGCTGGAGGACGAGGAGAAGGCGCCTACACCCGAGCAGCTAGCACAGCAGGAGCCACCCAGTAGGAACCCCGAAACGCCCGAGGAGCAGCCGGACCAGCCGGAAGTCGCGCCTACCGAACCGCCCATCAAGCCAGAGCAACCGCCCAGCGAGGAGCCCGAAGCCTGAGCGAGTCGCCAGGCTGAAGCAGCCGCGTAAGGGCGACGGGCTCATCCCGGAAGATTCGACTAAGCAAGAGCAGATGGCTGTGGACGCCATCAGGGCGACGCTACAACCGCTTATGGTGGAGCTGCTACGTATCGCCCTGCAGGCGGGGCGTCAGGCCGGATTACGGGCAGACAGGCGCTCTGTGCGCGAGGATGCGAGCGCCGGTTCAATCCGCGCAGCGCAGCGCGCAGCGGTGGCGCGGTTCAATCGCCAAGCGGGTACCAGGCTGCGCGTCCAAATGAGCCAGGTCGCCAGCGCGGTAGACCAGCACAGCGCGCAGCAGACGGCTCGTTCCCTGGCGTCCCTCGGCGCGCCGCTCGGCGCCAGGTCGCCAGCGATGAACCAGGAGCTGACGCGGTTCGTCGGTGAGTCGGTGTCGCGCATCAAGGGGCTGACGCCCGAGCTGGCGCGCCAGATTGAGCAGCGCGTGGTGACAGCCGTCCAACGTGGCTACACACAGAACCAGCTACGCATCAACATCATGCGCCGCATAGACGTAACCTGGAGTCGCGCCGAGATGATAGCGCGCGACCAGGTGCAGAAGGCGTACGCCAGGATGAACCAAGCGCGTCAGGAAGCAGCGGGCATCAAGACGTACCGCTGGGGACCTACCGACAGCGAGGTGCCGCGCGAGCTGCACGAGGAGTACAGGGGGCAGGTGTTCGAGTGGTCGGACCCGCCTTTCGACGGGCACCCTGGCGAGGCCATAAACTGCGGCTGCGTGGCTATCCCAGTGGTGCAGTGAATCGCGCACAGGTCCAAAGCTACGCATCGTAACTTGACGTACACGAATAATTGCGGTCATGATTCGGGCCATGACACGCGAATTCCGCAGAGACAGATTTTCGGCTGAACTCAAGTCGCCACAGAAGACGGCGGACGGGTACCTGTTCGCGGACGCCATTATCTCGCGCGTCGGCGTGTACCCGTACCGTCGAGCGGACGGCTCGATACAGTACGAGTACAGGCCTGCCGACGAGGTGCTGAGCGCCGACAGCGTGGCCACCGTCGCAGGGATGCCGCTCACCATCGACCATCCGACCGAGCGCGTAGACGCGACGAACGTGGAGAAGTACGGCGTTGGCGTGTTCGACAAGGACCCGCTCATCGTCAAGATAGGCGCAGGCGGTCATGTGAAGGTCGGCGTGGTGGTCCAGCGAGCCGACGCGGTGGCGGCCATCGAGGCAGGCAAGAGCCAGCTCTCACCGGGCTATCACGTAGACCTGGACGAGACACCTGGCACGTACGAGGGGCAGCGCTACGACGTAGTGCAGCGGAACATCGTTTACAATCACGGCGCAGCGGTGGACGCGGGACGGCAAGGACCGACTGTATCGCTGCGCATGGATGAGGCGGAACTTGTGGTGCAGGACGAAGCGCCTGCGCCGATAACCACACCACGGAGCGGACCGATGGCGAAAGTACGAATCGACGGCACCGACTGGGAGTTTGAGGACAGCGCCAAAGCTGCGGCGGTAGGCAACCTCAAGACCCGCGTCGATGCCATGACTGGGGAGCGCGACGCAGCAGTGCAGCGTGCAGACACGCTGGAAGCGGAGCGCGATGCAGAGCGCAAGCGAGCGGACGACCTGAAGGCCGAGTTGGCTGCGGTACCGAAGCATGACTTCGGCGCGGCTTTGACGGAGTACCAGGAGCTGCTACCCATCGCGAAACACCTCAAGGTGGACGCGAAGGGCAAGGAGCCGCAGGCGCTCCGCGCGGACATCGTCGGCGCCTACCTCGGGGACAAGACCGAGCGCACCGACGCGCAGGTAGACGCAGCGTACGCTGTGGTGGTCAAGGCGGTGGGCGACGAGGCGAATGCCTCCAGCGACCTGGCTGACGCCTTGCACCGCGATGATGAAGACAGCCTCAACGGTGGCGAGCGTACTGACGTCGGCAAGGCCGAGGACACGTACTTCAGCAACCTGCCATTCGGAGGGTAATCATGGGTCAGCAAAGATACAGACGGAACGCCATCAAGGCGCAGGTCGGCCAGACCCGAGGCGTGAGCCGAGTCACCAGCTTGGTGAACAACGCACCGCGCACCGCGCAGGTCGCCACGTACACGGTAGACACGGCGGCAAACTCGACGGACTACACCATCGAGATTGACGGCGTAGCAATCACTGTCACCTCGGACGCCAGCGGTACCAAGGCCGAGATTGCTCTGCTAATCCAGAACGCAATCAACGCCGAGAACCTGGTGAACGGCATGGTCGTCGCACTCGATGACGACACGGATTCGGTTGCTGTGACGGCGCGCCTCGCAGGGTACGGCTTCACGGCCACGACGAGCGATGACAATATGTCGGTGGTGCAGACCACGGCGAACGACGACGCGGACCCGGTGCCGTACGGCGTTGCAGTCATCCAGGACAGCACCTCGACCGACTACGGGCGCCAGGTGCTGAACACCGCGATGACGGCGCAAGCGGTGGTCATCACGCCGACGAACGTCAACGACGCGACCTACCACGTCAACGTCAAGGTGGACGGCGTGGAATACGTCGGCCACTTCACGGCGGACGGGAGCGCGACGGTAAAGGAAATCGTAGAAGGCCTGGCAGCAGTGCTGAACGCGGTTCTCCCAGCATCCACGGTCATTGCCACCGAGGACGACGCAGCGCTCACGCTCACCAGCGAGATTCGCGGCAAGCCGTTCAGCTACAGCTACGGTGCCGACGACGCGACCGTTACCTGGACGGTGACGGACAACAGCACCAGCTCCCTGACGGACATCAACCGCTGCATCAAGGGCATCTCGATGTACTCCGCCGAGTACGGCATGACCGATGCTGGCGTGGCGCAGTACCCAGAGAACAGCGCGATGTCGATTCTGGAGGAGGGCGAGATTGCGGTGGCCACAGAGGAGTCCATCGACAATGCCTCCGACGTGTGGCTGGGCGTCACTGGCACCGACCAGGGGCTCTGGCGCAAGAGCGTCGGAACGACCGCCGCAAACTGGATTCGCCTGGACCGCGCGAAGTTCGCGTGGGTGGAGAACTTGAGTAGCACGCTCGGTGTGCTGCGCGTCAACGTGTAAGGAGGGCAGAGAAATGCCGCAGAGATACGACGCACTAACGCCCGGAGCGAACGCCTACTTCAACAGGAAGCTTCGCTACGTGCATCCTACCGTGCTGGAGGAGCAGCGACCGCCGAAAAGCTTCATGTCGTTGTTCCCCATCAGCAGGGACGTTCCAGCCACCGCGCTGACCTACGAGAAGGCGCTCATGGAAGCGCTGGGCGAAGCCAAGATTGGCACAGGCCTGGAGACGAACACCAACTCGGTGTCGTTGGGGCTCAGCTCCGAGATTGGCAACGTCCGCCTGCTCCTGCTCAGCTACGGCTGGTCCGTGTTCGAGCTGGAGCGCTGCGCCGAGGCAGGCGTACCGCTGCCGACGAAGTATGCGCGGGCGACCCGCGACCTCATCGAGCAGAAGCACAACGACATTTTCTTCGACGGTGCCGAGGCATGGGGGCTGCGTGGCTTGCTCACGCACCCGCTCATCCCTCGCGTAACCATGTCGGAGCCCATCAGCTCCAGCGCGTCATCGGTGGCAGCGCTCATCGCGGACCTCAAGGGGTTCATGCGGTCTAGCTTCCTGCTCACCAAGACCCGCTTCCAGCCGACATAC